TTCTTCTGGTGTTTTAATTGTTTTATTCTTTTCTGCTTCAATCGCAGCAAGTCTAGCTGATTCTGTTGATTCATCAGCTAACCGTTTAGCTTCAATTTGTTCTGGGGTAAACGTTGGATTATCATCATTTAGATGAACTCCATCATGTTGTACCGGTAGATTAAGTGTTAGTGCCATTTTAATTAAAGTTTAAGTTTGTTAATCAGTTAGTATTTTCTGTTATTAACGTATAAAGTGTAAATATAAATAGATTATTAGTATCAGTTATTGTATATTAGCAACCCATATATAGGAAACCATATATACTGTTAACATATTACTTATTTATGACTGCTTATTGAACTTGATTGAACTTTACCACTAGCAGATATTTGAGCTACTTGTATATCAGTAGCATTATCTTCTTTATTCATGCTATCAGCAAGAGCCATTTGATTTTTAACTAAATCATTCTTTTCTTGAAGTATTGCAAGCTCTTGTTGCTTGGCTTGTTGTTCAAATGTTCGTTTAGCTTCACCCATTGCTGTAAGTGTTTTAGCTATTTCTTTAGGACTAGTAGCTGTAATAGCAACTGCTGCCATATCCATATCTCCATTTTGGCTAGCACTAAATGCTTGTCTTTTAAATTGATCCATTATATCAGAATCAAGTTGTGAATTACTAACACTAACCCCCATTCTATTATAGAAATTTTCAATAGGATCAATATTAAGTTCTACATATTCTTCAGTTGCTTTATCAAAATAAGTAGCTTGCTTTCCATTAATATAAGCATATTTACTATATTCTAAATCTGCAATATGATCACGTTCTAATGCAGCATTAAATATAGTAATCATTAATATACTACCAAGTCTTGCATATGCTAAATTATTTTCAGTAGTTCCTAATGGTTGATTACTACTAGCTTGCCCTAATCGTTCTTGGTTCATATTAGCTACTTCAAGAGCATCATTTTTATTTCTAATACGAAGATCCCAAAGAGTTGAAATATATTGTGCTATATTAGGACCAGCAATTGATCTAAGTCCTTCTCTAATAAGATTTATATCAACTTCGGTATCATCCCAAATAAGAGTATCATCTGCTAAAATATGTTGATATTTTTCAAGAGCCGTTCCTGCTTTATCTGGATTAAGAATTGATTGAGGTATTATTCTAAGATCAGAACGATATTTAGCAATAGTTCTTTCAATTTGTAAAAGTAATATTCTATCAACAATTACATAAGGTTTAATACGAAGTGGTATAGGATTCATAGTTAATCCTTTTAATAATCCTTTTTTACCACCAATAGGAAGTTTTACTGTATTAGCATTTTTATCGTATCGTTGTACTTCAAGTGGCTGAGGTGCAATATATACTCCAACATTTTCACCACCAAATCTAAATGCTTCATAAACTTTAGGTATCCAAATCTTATTAATTTCAATATCACCATTAGCTTTATTAAGTTCATATTTACTATCAACATGAGTAGTTTGAATTCTATTCATTTCATCTGTATAAGTAAGTTCATATACAGGAGCTTGTGCAACAAAAAATAATCTATATAAATCCATTGTTTCACCACCAAGTAAATAATTATTTGTATTACCAGTAGTGTAATTAGTAAGACCATCTAAATTACCACGTTCATAAAGTATATTAATTGGTACAGTATATCCTCCCATACCTGCATTATAACTAATAGTTTTAAGATAATCTTGTTCATCTTTAGTAAGTCTATCTGAATAATGTTGCTCAAATTCTTGAAAAGTAATACGTTGTTTATACATAAAACCTTCTTTATCTTCATTGAAATCAGCATTGTTTTCAATAAGGTATGAAGATGCTACATCAAACACTTCTTTATACAATTCTCCATTTTGGATATATCTATAAGTATAAAATTCAGTAGTACACCACCAATCATTAAATGCTTGAATACGTTGAAAATAAAAGTTATTAAAATGATTAATAAAGTCAAGTATATGTTGAGCTTCAATAACTTTATTATCAAAAAACTCTTGAGCTAGTTTATCAGCTTTATCTTTAATAACAGCAGGATCAATTTGTTGTGGTTGTTGTCCACTTTGTAATTGTTCAACATAAGTAGCTAATAATGACTGTACTTCTTTAAATACCATTTGAGATACTAAAGAATCACGTTTCATAATTAGATCAGGATTCTCAACTGTTACAAAATATTTATATGGAAGTGATATATATTCACCAATATTCTTTTCTCGTATATTAGTAACAAAATCTATATTACGAATAGTACCAGGTAAATTTTTAATCTCTTCTCCAACATTAGCAAATGGTTGTATTGTATTCTTAAATTCATTAGTATCAATAATTCCATTAGCTACACGTTGTGCTTCAAATGTTTGTCTTTTATTATTATCACTAATAGACTTAGATATTAGCCAATCAATAGCATTAATATACCAATCTTTAGTACGTTTAATTGCGTCTGATACTTTGTAATTAGGTTGTGTTGACATAATTTATCTATTATATAAACCTAGTGAAGCAATAATTGATTTACCTGTTGTCATTGGAATTTTAGGTGCAACTTTTTTATATTGATAAGCTTTCCTATATATAGGATATAATCTACCAGCACTAATTCTATCAAAGTTACCCTTTTTATTGTATCGTAGCAATTCCTTTATATGAGCTATGTCTTGTATATAGTGTAAAACATAAACAGGTTCACCATCTTCTGTTACACTACATTTAGTGTAAAGTAAATCTTTATAAGCCATAATAGCATTATCCGCTTTTGGTCCACCACCAATATTAGTACCATATGGTATATTATACATTACTTCATCTTTAACTATACGCATTGGATCACGCGCTAATAGTCTTTTTCTACCACGTCTTTTAAAATCAACAACTGTAGTACCACGATCTGTCTCTGGTAAACATTCAGCATTATATAATTCTGTAAGATACATTGCAATATCAGAACCTTCTTCAAGTGTTTCTGGCCTACCTGTATATGAAGCAACCATAATATCACCAGTACTATTAGCAACATTATTAGGTAACATCCAAACTTCAATAGATACCAATGAATGTCTAACTGTAATTTCTTTTTCATCAATATCTTTACCCATTGGGTCAATAACTACAACATATAAATGATCTGGTACTTTACCATTAATTTTAAATGGTGAATGAAACATTCTAACACAACCTTTAGGATCATCTTCTTTACGAATAGGCACATTAATTATATAATCATGTGTTTTAATTCCTTCACTTTTAAGTTCTTCATTAGTTAAAAATATAATTTTATCATTACGCTCTAAAATCATTCCATCACGATAGAATATTTTAGTTGTGCCATTAGTTAAATTCTTATAATGTTCAGTTAAAGCAGCAGATGAAAATATATTAGTACTGCCAATGATAAATGCTTCACTTGGGCTATTAGCACGTTGAGCACAATATACATTATAATCATTAGCTGTTTTACTCTTACTTGCTTTTATTTTACGATCAACATCAAGATACCATGATTTAATTAAATAACTATTACCATGCTTATCCATTTGAGGATAATAATTAAGAATCTGTGGATGAAAGAAACCACATACAAATTCTCTAGCGTCTTGATCCCAAACATTCTCAAGTGGTAACATACTATTATTAGACGGATCATAAAATGCATTACTAAATGCAGTCCAATCAGCATCTTTAGCTCCACCTGTTCCATATATACGCATTATACCAGATAATTCATCACCAGATTCAGTAGATGATTCTGTAACATTTAGTACTTCTTGAAGATTAGGACATTTACCCGCTTCTTCAATATCAACTTCAACTGCATCTTTACCAATAAGAGCGGAAGCATTTTGATATAATGATACACTAAGTGCAGCACTATTCCAACCTAGTGAAGTATTACCACCAGTACTTTCTTTATAACCTAAATGTATTTCAGTTAACGCTTCTTTAATATAACCTCTATGCCAATATGTTTGACGTTCATACCAATCAAGATTAGTTTTAAGCATATCAGCAGTAGCACCTTTTGCTGTTAAATAATCTATATCATACGCTCCTAATATAATAGTAATGTCAGTATTTAAATTAACCGTATTAGCAGCTTGAGAACTACGTTTATATGAATAACCTTTACGACGTGCTTTACTCTTAGCCAAATGAAATGAATTGTTAACACAAAACTCGTCAACTTTATAATTCCAATAGTCACCATCCCAGAATTGTGGGAAGTCTTGTATTTTCTTCTTTTTACTTTTTATTTGTAGCAAATGTACTTTTTCTTCATCAGTAGGTGTACGTAACATTCTACCATAATTAAGATGATTATAATGATCACCTGTAATTCTAAGTGGATGAAGTAATTCTTTTTTTCTATCATCTGTTGTATTTGAATCATAATATTCATCAACATCACTATGATATAATTTACAATTAAGTGTTAAACCTTCACGACGTCTAGTAGTTTCTCTAGTCCAAAAATCATTATATTCTCTAGTATTAGGATAAAATGAACAATATCTTTTATTTGATCTATATAAATTAGCAACTTCACTAAATTTATCTGTATTAATAAATATAAAATCCCAATTCATAATGAAACCCTGACTGATTTCACCTATTTTAAAATCATTATCAGGATCATTATAACCTTTAGTAGAGGCAAAAGGATAGCTGGACTTATCCTCATAAACAAAGTCTATAAAAGGATGAAGTCCAGCTACGTATTGATAATCACCGTAATTCATAAGTTATTTATCAATAAAGACAATTTTACTATGAGTATGTAACAATTCAATAATTGAATTTGGTGTTTTATCAGTATATATTCGTCTAGATAAGATTGTTAATGCAGTTACAAATAATTGTCCAATTTCAGTTTTAGTATCAATATCTGTAATATCAGTGATACTATATTTAACTTCATTTGCTTTAACTTCTTTTTCAATTGGTTTACTATTAGTAATATTATTACTAGTATTTGTTTTTCTAATCATGGCTATTAAATTTAATTGTTAATATAAAGTGATTTATTCATTAATCCTAAATGGGTATTAATTAGTTGTTCGACTTTATCTATATTATATTGGCAAACAAATGTATCACCATTAGCATAGATTGTTGTGTAATTAGTAGGTTTATAATTATCATAATAAATACCAATTTCATTAATGCTATAAAAATTACATTACGAATAATACAATCTTTCATATCATACTCTAAACCAGCATCACTTGCTTGTTGAATTATCTCACTATTAAATAATATTGGTAGTACTATTGTATTCATCTTAACCAAGAGCTCGTTTAGGATCCATGCTATCGGTTATTTCAATCTTACCTCTACCAAGAACTTTATTAGTAGCTTCAAGTTCTTTTTGTGCAACAACAATCTTCTTAATATTATCAGGTATAGAACTACCCATTTCCATTATTTGTTTTTGAAGTCCAATAATGTTTTTAATACTATCTTCAGTAACTTCTGGTTGAGAAAGTAATACATCAATTCTAGCTCTAATTTTTTTAAGTACCGTAGAACTAGTACGAAATGATATTAATAGTTCTTCACAAACTTCAGCAATTACACTAGATCTAAGATCAGCATATTTAACAAGTGCTGCTTCAACAAGTTTATCTGGTTTATAATCTTTAGGAAAATCACATTCTTTACAAGCAAATTCAATAGCTTGAGTTTCATTAAATCCATCTTGATTTGGTCTACTAAGTGGATCAGCTAAATGATAAATAAATTTAAATTCATTATATGCACGTAATTTGCCAATACTAGTATCACGTAAAAGAAGTCCTTCAAATTCTTTTATAATAAGCACTTCTGTTACGTTAATACGTATATTACCATTATCTAGTGTGAATAATTTCATATGTTATTCAATAGTAGGCCAAGACCATGTACCAGTAGTATCACCAAATTGCACTGATGTCTTCCATAAATCATTAAGTCCATCAGTAATTACTTTAAGACTAACAGAAGTATCACTCCATACTGCTACAATAACAGCAGGTAATATATCAGATTTATTACCATTAATTGATGTTTTATCCCAATCAGGCAATTTATAATATACAATTTTTCCAATAGTAGGTTTCATAGTTTTAAGTATTTAAGGTTAATCAATTTTAATTATTTGAATATCTTTTGGTTTAAGCATTTTATCACTACTACTTATAATTACTTTATATCTAATATCACGTTTATGAAATAGATTTCTTAATCTCCATTTACCATCTTTATAATGTGATATTCCAATATAAAGTGTAGGCTTATAACTAATATTATAATGACTAGCATTATTAAGTTCAACACGTATAAGTTTAAAATCACCTATTGTCAAACTATCAAGTCTTTGAACAATAAATACACTATCATTAGTATGAAGTGTATCAGTTATAATTGGAACTATACTATCTGCATTAAAGTCTGTTTCAACACTTAATGCATATTCAAGTTTTTTAATTTTAACACCATTAGCTTCAAGTTTAGACTTAAGAGTATTAATAGTTTCATTAGTACTATTCCTAAATTCATTTTGTGTTAACATTAATGCAGATTTCTCTACTACAACATCACCAAATTTATTAGTCCATACTTTAAGTTTAGTATTACTAACCTTAGTGTTATATTCTAATCTATCAATAGTAGTTTTATATTTAGCTGTAAAATGCATTACAATACCTATTACTATAAATATTATAACTATGCCTGCAACTACATATTTAGTAATTGGACTTGTAAGTATTCTATTCCATATAAGTAACCACATAATTTAAAGTATTTGTAATGATTTGTAATTAAGAATCATTGAAACTAGTTCTTTAACAAGTAATGTAAAATTAGCATCATATTTAGCCATATCTTTTATATTACTTATAAAACAAACTTCAATAAGAATAGTTTCACCTATCATATGCATCCAAGCAAGTTTACCACGAGCAGACATAGATTCAGGTTTAACTCCACGATTACTAATATTTAAAGTATTAGAAATAGTCCTACATATATCACTACCCATAGAATACTCCATAGTACTATACTTTTCGGGTATGATAACTTCAACGCCTGTTGCTTTAACATCTGCTGCTGCATTAAAATGTAAATCAATAAGAATGTCTTGTTCTTCAAAATATTTACTAAATAATGCAACCGTTTCTTTAGTTACATTTTTATCATCATCAACATTAACTGTAACATGATGTAGTTTAAACTCTTCAACTAATGCATTACGAAGTTTAACAGTTTCTATACCTTCAATACGATTATTATAACTGGCACCGTTATCTTTACCAGTTTCATTTGAATGTCCTGCACTTAATGCAAGTTTACGTGTTATCATAAGTTAACTATTAACAAGTTCATAAGTTCTTTCAAATATAGATTTTTCAACAAGCCATCGTTCATTATCAATACCAATACATAAATAATATTTATAAAATTCTCCTTTATGATATTGATTTTCTAATGTTTTTATAAATGGAACAAGATCAGTTTTGATATTATAATGATTATCTTCCATAACATCAAGTATATCACCTTTAGCAATCATACCATCTTCATCACCTTTTTCAAATAATTTTGCTTTAACAGTTGCAATCTTTCTATATGTATTCATAATTTAAACAGGATTAATACAAATTTTACGTGTTATTATAAGTTAAAATATTGAGATTGAACGTTGAACATTAATTACTTGTTTACTTCTATGATGACGCATCATAGTTTCAGCATCTTTAGTTAGAATAGGATAAGGCTGTATATTACAAACTTCTTTTCCATTATCTAATTGAACTATTTGGCATAGTATTAAACCTTCTAGCTTTAAACCAAATTGAATAACTAACCAAGCATATGTTCCTAGTTGTAATGCATATTTATTACCAATACTAGATGCAAGATGAGTAAGTGGAAACTTCATCTTATGATCTTGAGCAATCCATCTATCAGTACGTTTATTATTTTCATCTTTTTCAAAATAGCCACTATCAAATATAATAGGTGCTTCATTAGTTTTCCAATCTATTATAATAAATGACTTACCTTTAATTAGTAATATATCAATTAAGCCAGTTATAAGTAAATCAATGTTATATGTTCCTATTTCAGCATATATTCTATAACCAGCTTTTACAAGTGTTTGTATAACATAAAATATTTCAGGGTATCTGTCTCTAATACCACTAACAATAAAATCATCAATAGACAATTTACCATAACCAGGATTAGATATAATCTCAGGTATAGTGTAAAGTCTACGATTGTTTCCAGGATGTCTACTATGAAACTTATAAAAATTAGAACTATCTTTAACTGATGTTTCTAAATAATTATGTTTTTCATTACCTTGTGCTAATGCTCTATCACTATTAGCTTTCCATTCAGCTTCTATTTGAGCAACTGATTTACCAGTATATTTATTCTGTGTTCGTATTCCTGATTTCCAACAGTTACGAGCAACTTGATGCCAATCTGTTTCATATTCATATTTGCCAATAACAGTAGTAACACTAGTTAAAGGGTTATTTAATTCATCATAATACTTATGTAGTTTCTCGTCAAAGAAAAGTTTGTATTCAGATGCAGGAGTAATCATTAAAGTAAGATTATCAAGTGTAATAATTTTTTGAATTTGATTCCAACCTTTGTGATTCCTTCGGTAGCAGTTGAGTTTTTAGCTTCGCTTGTAGCTTCACTGATCTTGAATTTATCAGTAATGTGCTTTGATACGATAACTGTTTTCATGGTCTTGTATTATTAATTATTTAACCTTACAAAGATACAACAATTAATAGTACATTCAACAATCACATGAAAATATTTATCATTATTTTACACTTTTTCTATTAAGTTTATAGACTTTTGCAGATTGATACGATTTACCTAATTTTATCTTATCAATGTGTTCTGTAATGAATAGTTCACGTTTAATACTACTAACTTTAGTAATAATTTTACTACGCAAACCTTCATTTTCAATATCTTTAAATCTATCGTAACCATAATCATTAGCTAGTTCATTTCTAAAATGTTCTGCTCTTTTTTTACCTTCACGATATTTAAAAGTACCAAAGCCTGTAAGAGTGGTTGTCTTACAGGCTTCAATATTATCTTTTAATGTTTGTGCTTGTGCTACAATAATATCATACATTATTTTCCTTTGATGTATTTTATCAAGTGTTGCAAAATACTCTTGATATTGTATATCATTAAGTGTGTAAAAACTTTGTGCTAAATATTTTTTAATAGCTTTATCACAATTAGAAGTAATAATATAATCTAGTATCATGTTTCCAAGTTTGAGGTATATAATAAGGAAATATTATATAATGTTATTTTTAGTAAGTATAACCACTAATTTCCATTTCATCAACTAATATAAGCATACGAGTACTAATACGTTCTACAGCAGCTTTATCTTTGTTTTCAAGTATTCCTTTTTTAATACTAGGATCTTTATATGAAATACTAAGATTATACGCACTCATAGGATCTTCTTCACGACCAATAACTTCTGATTTAGAATGAACTTTATATAATGCTCTCATACCAAATTTACTATTCATGTCTTGATGAAATACTCCAACAATAAAATATTTAAAAGGTGAAGTATATTTATCAATATCCGGACCATCAACTTTAGTTACACCAGATAATACAAGAGGACTAACATCACTAATACCAAGTAATAGAAACTTGCCAATAGCAGGTTGCCATCTGGTAATATTAAATGGTTTAGTAATATCCATTAATTTAGTATAATCCATAATTGGATTAATAGGATTACCAAATTGTTTAAAGTTTTGCATTAATCTTTCACTATTAATAGTGAATACATTACTATCAAATATAGTATCTTGATTAATAACATTTAATGGATAACCTAAACTAGCATGATGTTCAGAGCTTATTGTAGCTATTAATTTTTCATTAGTAGGTTTATAAATGTCAGGAGTTTCAATAGTTATAACTGATTTATTTATGCCCATTGCATTATCATCAACTGATTTAATAAATTTTTTATGTTCATCTTTAAATTCATCAAACACTACATCAATATCTTTCTTGAACACATTAGGTTCATTAGATTTAATTGACCCAGTCATAGATACAGTAGTATCTTTTAAACCTTTAATTCCATTATTCTTACCCATAACAATTGTTACTTTAGTATTAGTATTAAGTTAATTATGATTAATTTGATTAATAATATGAATTGTAATTTTATTAGTTATATGATTATTATTATTAATAATAATATTTGTATTATTTCTATTATTATTTCTATTATTATTTCTATTAATCTTTTTATTATTAATTTTATCTTTAGTTTTATTAGCGTCAGCAGGACACGTCTATTTGGCTACGCCTTACAAAGATATGAAAATATATTTAATATACAATAACAATATGTTAATAAATGTTAAAAAACGTTAATAACAATTATTATAAAGTTATTAGAAATAATGATAGAAATCTTAGTTCTATATTTAATATTGCTAGTTTTAAAAATAATGGTACAATTGATTTTGTTGTTATTAATTATATGAATTGAGCTTATACTTATTGTCCTATAGGGTATAATGCAATTATTACTAATATTACATATCTATTTACTATGACTTAAATCATTCGATATGGACTAAGTGATTACTAGATGTTGGACTAAGTGATTACTAGCACAACTCGATACACCCTATAGGAAAGAAGAATGAAATTATGATTACATTAGTTGTAATGATTATAATATAATGATACTATTCATAATTATAATGATTTTAATAATAGTATGCTATTTGATAATAATATTTATAACAGTAATGATAATTATGATAGTAACAATAATAACAGTAATTATAATTTGATTTGATTATAGCAATTATAATAGTGATTATAGTGATTTGATTATTTGATGACAGTGTATAGAACATGTATCCTCCATTAACTATTATCTTTACTATTATTAGACAAGCTTCTATCCCCCGTCAAAGTCTAGTTAGATTATTGAAATTTCAGATTAGGAACTGATATTTCAAAATTGAGATTTCAAAATAGAGATAGAATACTTGCAACCGTATCTAAAGTCTTACTTAATATAACAATAGAATCTATTATCTTTACTAATATTGGATGTACTGATAAGGCAAACAGATCACTCGTTTGTACACAGTATTATATTAAGCTTACCAAATACCTTACTACCATGAAACTTACAGTAAAACAAGTTCGTGAATCACTTATTCAGAATCTTATTGACAATGGTGCAAAACCTACACCTGCAAAGACAAAGATCAATACTATTGCCGATGAAGATCTTGCAGTTGCTTATGTATCAGCTGGATTGAATGATCCTGACAATCCTCTCGAACTTGATGTTATCGAACTGAATGATGATGAACCTGAAATTAGTACCGGGTTTACTAAGCCAGCAATTCGTGATATTATTGGTCAAATTACATCAGTTCGCACCTTTGTTGTTAAAGACGATAATGGTAATGAAGTGATTGATGAAGCTGGTGATAAAC